CAGTCCCGACGCGCAGGAAGCCGCGCAGCGCATCCGCAACATGCTGCCGCAACAGGCGTTGCAGGACCCCAACGCGCCGCCGCCAGATCCGATGGCTGACCCGATGGCGCGCGCAGAACTCGCTGGCAAGTTTGCTACGGCGCACAAGACCATGGCGGACGCGAACAAGACCGCAATCGAGACACAGGCGATGTTCGGGATGATGGCCCCGCCTGTGCCTCCGCCGTTGCCGCCTGAAATCCCAATGGCTGGACCAATAGGGCCGATGGGTGGTCCCGGCGTTCCCGGCACGATGCCGCCTGGAATGGACCAAGGCCCGCCGATGATGCCGGGCGGCGAAATGAACCTTGACCAGATGCCTCTACCGCAGCCCAACGGCCTGCCGCCGGGGCCGCTTACGCCTTTGTGACCCTGCGTATCCCACCGCCTTTTGGCTGGAGCTTTCCACATGACTGACACGACCACCGCCCCGGTAGCACCGGAGGCAGGCCAGACTGCACCTGTAGCATCAGAGCGTTTCCGCGACGATCTAGGCCGCTTTGTCACCGCGTCCGACAAGCCTTCTGACACTCCCGCAGCGGCACCGGTTGAAGCCGCACCCACCGCAGACGGGGAACAAGCGCCCCAGACGCAGGAACATTCAGACGAGAAGCCCGACCCGCGGCGCGAGCGTTCACGCCAGCGCTGGCAGGAGATGAAAGCGAAGGTTCGAGAGGCCGAAAGCCAAGCCGCGTATTGGCGTAACCTGGCTGAACGCCACCAGCAGGAAGCGAGCAAACCGCTCGACTCCATGCAGTTCCAGTCCGAAGCCGAATACCAAGCCGCCTTGGCCGCGCAGGCCATGCGAAGGGTGACGGCGCAGGACCACGCTGCAACGGCTCAAGCGCTCCACATGCAAGCAGGACAGGCGGCAATCGCCGCGGTTCAGATGCAGATGGACACGCTTCGGGATCGTATCCCAGACATCGACGTCATCACGGCAGAGCCCGCACAGGGCGGCCCGATCGTCAGCGATGCCATGGCGATGATCATTCGCGAGAGCGATAACGCCGCGCTGGTTGCCTACCACTTGGCCAAGAACCCGAAAGAAGCACGGGCCATCGCCAACATGCACCCGATCCAGGCTGCGCGTGAACTCGGCATGATCGAGGCGCGGCTTTCCTCTCAACCAGTTCGGCGCGTCAGCCAAGCACCGGCACCCGTCCAGACCGTTTCAGGCGGACAAGGATCGCGACAGGTCGATCCAAGCTCAATGAGTTTCAAAGAGTATGAGCAATACCGCATGAACGGAGGCGGCTGACCGGTCCGAAACCCAACGGACCTAGAGAACCATGCCTAATACACTGATAACCCCAAGCGTCATCGCCAAAGAGGCGTTGATGCAGCTCAAGAACAACCTTGTGATGGGCAATCTCGTCTATCGGGATTACAGCAAGGAGTTCGTGAAGGTCGGCAGCACCATCAGTCTGCGTAAGCCGGTCCGCTTCGTCGCATCGTCTGGCGCTACCCGCGTGAATCAAGACGTGCTCGAAGGTACTGTGCCGCTCGCCATCGATCAGCAGCGCCACGTTTCGTGGAACTTCACATCCAACGAACTGACGCTGACGATCGACGAGTACAGCGAGCGCTACATCAAGCCCGCGATGCTTGAACTTGCGCAGGCGGTCGAAACCTCGCTGACCGGCCTCTATACCAACGTCAACGATTGGGTTGGTACGGCCGGCACCACGCCGAGCACCTTCCTCGCTCTCGGTGCGGCTCGTCAGCGGCTCGTGGAAAACCGAGTGCCGCTTGGTGACACGCTTAACGCTGTGCTCGACCCGGCCGCATCGCTTCTGGTCGCCAATGACCTGAAGACGCTGTTCCAGCCGGAGAAGACCCGCACGGCCCTAGAGCGCGTGAAGATCGGCAAGTACGCCGGCTTCGACACCTACGAAGCGCAGTCGATCATCAGCCACACGGTCGGCCCGCTCGGTGGTACGCCGCTCGTCAACGGCGCCAACCAGCACTCGAACTCGACACCGCAGGCCAACAGCCAGTCCATGGTCACGGACGGCTGGACCGCTGCGGCTGCGTCTCGACTGAAGGCAGGCGACGTGATCACGTTCGCCGGTGTGTTTGCCATCAACGCTGGCACGCGCACCGCCTACAGCCGACTGAAGCAGTTCACGGTGCTGTCGGATGTGTCTTCGGATGGTTCGGGCAACGCGACCCTGACCATCAGCCCGGCCATCGTCACGTCTGGTCCGTATCAGAACGTGTCGGCGGCACCGGCGGATAACGCGGCCATCTCGGTTGTGACCGGCACGGCTTCGACGGCCTACCCGCAGAACCTGTGCTTCCACAAGAACGCCTTTGCTCTGGTGTTCGCAGACCTCGACATGCCGGACGGTGCGGCATTCAAGGCCCGCGAGAGCGCGGACAATATGTCGGTTCGTGTCGTCAAGATGTACGACATCGACAATGACCGCGACGTGATCCGTCTCGACATCCTTTACGGCGTCAAGACGATCTATCCTGAACTCGCAGTACGGTTGACCGGCTGATGGCTAACAGCCTGATCAACGGGCCGGAGGTGGCGGGGGATCAACCCGCCACCCAACCGCCAGCCGATGTGGTCCCGACCTGGGGCTACAAAGGCGACAAAGCACAGCTATTCGACCTGAAGCCCGGCGAGAAACTGCCCAAGGGCTGGTCGGATACGCCAACCGTATCTGCGCCAGAGCCGGAACCGGAGCCGCCGACGAATGACGACCCCGCGTGACATCGTTCGGCGCGCACTGCTGCGCCTTCGTGTAATTGATGCACTCCACCCGATCTCGGCTGAGGAAGCCGTAGACGGTCTGGCGTACCTCAACGACATGATGGCGCAGTGGCCGGCTAACGGCGTGGATACGCTGTCGCCTACGTTCGCGCTCGATGACACGTTCGTGTTCTTCGTACCGCCCCGTCTCATCGACTCTCACACGATGGAAAGCCTGACCTACGCAGGCACGTGGAACGCTTCGACCAATACGCCCACGCTGGCGGCAGGAAGCGGAACCGAGGGCACGGTTTACCGCGTGTCGGTGGCAGGGACGACCTCGCTTGACGGCATCGCATCGTGGAGCGTTGACGATTTTATTGTTCTCGGCCGCACGGCGTCAGATACCAATTCACCTACGCTCACGTGGCAGAAGGGATTGAGCAGCGCCCGGCATACGTCTGGCGTGATCGCTCTCCTGGCTCAGCGGCTTGCTGAAGACTTCGGCAAGGATGTCCTGGCCTTACGCGGCTTCCGTCGCGCCGCTGGCCCTACTCTGTGCCTAGCTCGACCACCTGATGCCCATCGTCCCCCTCGCTCTCCCTTCAGGATCAGCACCAGCCCGCTACGGTCACGCCGGAGCGACGAAGTGCGTCAACTGTTATCGTGAGGACGTGGGCGAGGAAGCCAAGGCCTGGTTCAATTTGCACGCCTGTGATGGGTTCGATCTGTTTGCCACCGGCGGATCATCGACGCCCGTGCATGCCATCTTCGCGCTGAGTGATGCAGAGGCTTATGCGAAGATCGGGCGCGAGATTGTCCGTATGGACGCTGCAGGAAGCCTGAGCACGATTGGCGGCGTTCCGGCAGATGGATTGTGCACCTTCGCGCGCAACCGGGCTGCTGTGCCTGATATCGTGCTCGTCTCTGACGGTCTGGTCTACAAGATCAAGGCAGGTGTTCTGAGCCAGATCAGCGACCCGGATCTGCCGCCGGCTACGAGCGTTGTGCAGGTCGCAGGGTATTTCGTCTTCCAGCTTTCAGACGGGCGCATGTTCGCGTCTGAACTCGATGACGTTGACGTGATCAGCACATCGTTTGCGGCAGCCGCGTCAAACCCCGATGGCGGTGTGCGCGCTCTGGCACGTGGGCAAGAGCTTGTGTCATTCGGCACGCGGTCTTTCGAGATCTGGCAGGATCAGGGAAACGAGGGCTTCCCGTTTGGGTTTGTGACCTCCCGGTCCATTGGACTGCTGTCGGCCCGTGCCGTGACGGAAATCGACCAGACGCTAGGCTTTGTCGCTCACGACCACACGGTCCGCATTCTGCAGGGGTACGATCCGGTCACGATCTCAACGCATGACATCGACCGGCTCATACGTGCAGAGTCAGATCCGAGCGTTATCGCCTGCTTTAGTTGGACGATAGACGGGCACGTGTTCCTGTGCGTATCGGGCTCTACATGGACCAAGGTGTACGATCTGGCCACGAAAAGGTGGCACGACCGCGAAAGCTACGGCCTTACACGCTGGCGTGTGTCCTGTGCTGCCCGGTTCGGCAACGTGACGCTGTTCGGCGACTATGCGAATGGCAAAGTCTACCGGCTCAATCCAGATACGTTTACTGAGGCTGGCGAGCACTTGATTATGAAGGTGCAGCTACCTCCCGCGCATGCGTTCCCATACCGCGCCCAGCACAACACGCTCTATATCGACGTGGTTCCCGGTGTCGGCCTTGTCTCGACAAGCACCAGCCTCGCCAATCCGCAGATCATGATTGATTACAGCGACGACGGCGGGGAAAACTGGTCAACGCAGCGGTTCGGATCAATCGGCCGCGCTGGTGATCGCCTCCGTGCAGGTCAATCGGTTGGGTGTGAGCAGGTCGCGCACATATCGCTTCAGCATCTCAGCTGCGGTAGCGCGGTCACTGGTGGCGGTAAGCGTCGATATGGAAAAGCTGGCAGCGTGACATGGCCGACATTCCTCCGCCTCCGATCAACTCTCCGATGCAAGACCCACAAGGCAAGCTCACGCCTGAGTGGGTGCGTTGGTTCAAGTCTCTCGAAAAGATCATAAAGGGGCTCAGCTAATGGGTCTGTTTTCCTCGCTGATGGGCAAGGACAGCGCACGGGCTGCAACGCAGCTTGGCGAGCGCAACCGAGGCCAGCTTACGTCCAGCTACGGGCAGGCGAACGACTACGCCAAGCAAGGCTATGACGCTCAGCAAGGCTACTACAAGCCCTATGCTGATGCTGGAAACGCCGGGCAGACCGCGTACACAAACACCCTTGGTCTAAACGGCCAAGCGGCTCGCGACCGGCAGTTTCAAGAGGGCTACGTCAACGACCCGGCGGGGGCGTATCGCACTCAGCAGACGCAGAACCAACTCGCCCAGCTTTACCGGAAGTACAACGCCAGCCCGTCCGGCGTGAACTCTGGCGCGGCCATGTACGGCGCTGGACGCCTTACGATGGATCGCTTCGACAAGGATTGGGGCGATTACCAGAACCGCCTCATGCAGCTTGGACAGCAGGGCCTTGGCGTTGCTGGCGCGCAGGCTGGTGCTGCCGGTCAATACTACGGCGGCATGGCTGACAGGTCTATCGGCCTCGGTAACGCGCTGGTGAGCAACGACACCAATGCGACGATGGCGGCAAACAACGCACGGCAGCAGGGCGTCAATAACCTGCTCAGCATTGGTGGCATGGTCGCCGGAACAGGTGCTCGCCTCGCAACCGGTGGTGCGTTTGGCGGCGGCGGTGGAACGCCTTGGGTAAATCCTGACAACGGCAGAGTTTGGGGGCGCTGATGGCCGGTAACGCACTTGCCTCGCTGTTCCCTCGGGGCGGATGGAACTTTGACGTTGCAGACGCGCGCAACTTCCTCATGCCCGTACAGCAGGGCATCGACGCTGGCGTTGCAGACTATCAGCGTGGCCTAGAGAACGAGCGCCAGAACAAGCTGATGCAGCTTCAGCAAGACCGGTTCGGGCTCGAAAAGGGCCGGGACCAGCGTGCCGCTCAACAGTTTCAGCGCGAGCAGACCGAACGGGATCAGACGTTTCCGCTGGAGCTTGAACGGTCGCGTGCTCAACTTGCGCAAACGCAGGCGCAGACTGCAACCTCGCAAGCTCAGCTTGGCCAGATCAGAATGCAGACACCGGAGGCCCGCGCACAGATTGCAGGGCAGTATGGGTTAAAAGCTGGAACGCAAGAATATAACGCTTTTGTGCTCAATGGAACGTTTACGCCACAAAACCCGGTAGACGTTGCAGTAGAAGGGCTCATCAAGCAATCGCTTCCGTCCCAAGTCACTCAACCGCAGCCGCGCTACCAACCACAATCGTTCGAAAGCCCCAACACACAGCAAGGAGATCCAAACCTTATTCGCGTACAGGACGGGCCAAAACCTCAAACCCAAGCACCAGATGCGGGAAGCATGTTTTCGGGAATGAACCCGGAACAAAAGCGACGCACGGGCGAAGCGCTATTGCTAAATCCGCGCACTAAGGCGCTTGGGGAACAATTGCTAAAAGATGTTGACCGGGACAAACTTGGCACAGAAGCCGCTAACGAAAACGACAAGAAAGAACTTAAAGCATACGACGGGCTCGCTAAAATTAAGCAAATTCGGTCAAGTTTTGATCCGTCGTTTTTAACTTACGGCAAGCAAGGAGCAATGGCGTGGGCGTCACTTGTTTCAAAAGTAGGAACGCTGCGGCCAGAACAGCAACAAGAATTGTATCGCTACGCAACGTTTAGGCGCGACTCGGCCGCTAACGCAAATGCTGCTATCAAAGATCAATCTGGTGCAACCGTTACTCCGCAAGAACTTCAGCGTAACAACGTCGAACTTCCAAACGCTGGTTCTGGAATTTTTGACGGTGACGATCCCGTAACCTTTAAAGCAAAACTCGACCGTGCAGAAGAAGTGTTGGCGCTTGGTGTCGCAAGAACAAGGTACTTGCGCCAACAAGGGTTTAAGGGTGACTTAAATCAAATGTCCAACGCGCTTCCCGTTGAGGCCATGCGCGATTTAATCAATCGGAGAGCCGCCTCAATTGAGGCAGAAATTAAATCGCAACGCCCAGACCTTCCATCCAATATCGTTGATCGTGAAGTCGATGCTCGCGTCAAAAGAGAGTTTGGCATCTAATGGCTGACTATTTTTCACGCGCTCTTGCTGCCGGCAATGATGCCGAACTGGTTGAAACGCAACAGCGCCAGCCAGGGCCGTCTGTTCAGCCTGGACCGATCAATCAGGACGCTCTGCGCGGCTACGGTGCTGCACAGCCACGCCAGCGCCCCGTTCAAGCTCAGCCGATGCCTGCACCACAAGTACAACCGGCAGGTGATCCCACAGACGAGTGGGCTGGCCTCATGCAGCGTCACAACATTGAGCGCGGCAAGTGGCCTGATCTGGTCGATCAGGTCTATGGGGCAGACCGGCAGGGCGTTACTCCAAAAACGGGCAACCCGGCACTAGACGCTGATCTGCAGGCGTTTGCCAAGCGGTTTCCCGGCATTGGCCGCGTGCCAGAGCAGGCAGCACCACAAGCGCCGCAAGGCATGCCGTCGGCCCCACGCGCAGAAACGCAACAAGAACCAAAAATTGATTATTTCGGCCGCGCTCTTGGGTCTAACGCTCCAACGCAAACAGAGCCAGCAGCTCCCGGCCGCCGCATGGGCACTGTGCGCGATAGCCGCGACGTGCCGACACGCATGCGCGAAGCGGTCTATGGAAAACAGGACCCAGCCTATGCTGGCATTCCTTCAGCGCTTTCCGCCATCGACAAGCAACAGGGCTTCAGCTTTTCCAATGAGGCCGGGACGCTTGGCCGCTACGCCATGGCGGCGTCCGATCAGGACCTCGCCAAGATGTATGCGGGGCAGTTCGGGCAGGACTTCGTTCGCCAGGAAACCGACGCTAACGGCTATCCGGTCATCGTGTATCGGGACAAGGCAGGGCAGGAGGCCAAAGCCTACGTCAACAAGCCGGGGCTTGATCTTGAAGACGTTACGCGCGGTGTGGTCGGTGCGCTTCCCTTCCTGAAATCAGCGCAGGGCGTGGCCAAGGTGACGCAAGGCGCACCGCTTGCAGGCCGGGCACTAGCGCAAGGCATCGGCCAGGGCGCAACGTCGGTGGCGCAGGATGCAACCGGGTTTTTCTCCGGGCTGACACAGCCGGACCCCGGCAACGCGTTGATGAAAGCGGGCGTTGCGACGCTTGGCGGTGTCGGCGGTGAGGCTTTAGGCGCAGCCGGAACGGCAATCTGGCGCAAACTGGTGTCCGAGCCAAAGTATTTCGACAAGGCCGCGCAGCGCCTCACGCCAGCCGGCGAAGATGCGGCACGGTCAGCGGGCCTAGATCCGGC